CCCGGATGACCGCAGATGGCGGATAGATTATCCTACGGGAGGTCCCCGAATGGCATTTTGGAAAGGTCCTGTCATCTGAATATGCGCCTCCATGCATGGTGTTTTTGACATGGTATTTCCTTGGGGCAGAGGATTTCTCGCTTAACTGTCGGGAGTTTCCTTGTCGAGATCATTTCCCCAGCGAAGTAAGGGGCGGTATCATTTGAGTATCCGCTTGCTGCTTTGCCTGCGGAGATGCAAAATCACCCGGGGCATGGCGCTCTGCACGGCTTTTCCTACTCTGCCGCTTATCCCTGCGAGCAATTTTGTCGTACGGCCAAGGGGTTCTCCGCCGAAAGATTCATTTTTTGACAAAGCCCATTTACGAGCGACATCCTATTTGCTTTTCAAAAGTACATTCCCACGAGTTCATCCTGCGTTGTGATGACCGTTTATCTGTACATCGTTCTCGACACATCTTCTTCGATTTCCGCGATGGCTTCTCTTACTACTTCTTTCAGACTGTCTCCGTAATCTGCCAAAGCCGCTATCGTTTCCGGTGTCGCATTTCCTTCGACATGAAAAGTGTTTTCGATAATGATGGGCGGCAGTTCGCTGGATTGTCCGGGCAGACTGGCCGATAGCGCACCGTCTCCCTGAATAGTATGCATAGCCTCCAGCAGCTGTGGGGCGAAGGTGATGGCCTGGATCTCCATGCTCTCGCGCATGGCGGCGGTCTCCTCGGCGGTCATGACCTGCTCGCCGCCGTTGAAGTAGACCAGCTCCGGGCCGTTTTCGCCGACGAGGGCAAAGCCGGGTGCGGCGGACTGCGTACCAACTGCGTAGCCGGGAATGCTGCCGGCCGTTCCGGTACCGGACGCGGACAGTGCGGCTCTGGCTGCGGCGGCGACGCGGTTGTAGGCAGCGGTCACCTGGGGCAGCATACCGACAGCTCCGTCGATAAAGCCCTGAATGGTGGCCTGCGCGCTTGCCTTTGCCTCGTCGCCAAGGTCCATCGCTTCAATGTCCTCAGCAAGCGCCGTCTGCAGCTCGTCCATGGTGGCCGTGAAGTCGGTCTTGAGGTCGGCTACGCTCCCCGCTGCGTTCTGCTGCTCCTGCTGCAAAGTCTTCCAGTTGGCTACCATCGTGGCCAGCTGCTCGTCGGTGGCGCCTGCCATACCGGCGATCGCGTTCACGCTGTCGGAGCTGCCGTCAGCAAAGGAGGCGATCATGTCGCTCAGCCCCTCGATGTCGGCGCTGCGGTCAGTCAGGGATTGCAGGTTGGCGTTGTAGTCCTGCCAGTAGGTGATCTGGCTCTCCAGTGCGGAATTGATGCTGCCTGCGCTGGTTGCAACGACCTTTGCGGCCTCGTCCCAAAGCTGATACTGTCCCGACACGCTCTCATAGGCGGCGTTGTACGCCTCGTTGTAGGCTTCTATGAGAGCATTGAGTTTCTGCTGCACACCCGAGATCTCTGACTGGAACTCCTGCATTTGTTTTGCGGTCTCGGCAGTCACATCGGTGTTGGCGGCGTTAGCAGCAATCATCCGGTTAATTGCCTCGTTTGCCAGGTCCATTTCCTGTTTGGCCTCGGCAACGGCATCTGCGTCCGCTTCGATCGCCTTGTTGTAGTTTTTGATGGACTTCTCGGCAGCCCAGATTTCATCGTTGGTCTCGTAGATGGAATTTTGCAGGTCATAATACTCTTGGCTGAGGAAGTTGGTGGCGTCGGCCATGCCGTAGTATTCCTTGTTGTATTCCTCAGCCTGCTTTGCCGCGTCCGCCCACAACTCGTCCATGCGGGTGTAGGTGTCGTTCAACTTCTCCTGAGCGGCCTCCAATTGGAGCTGTGCCTTGGTAAGTCCAATGCTGTTTTCAGCCTGTTCCACCAAAACTGCGTTGTACTGCTCTGCAAGTTGATTTTTATACTCCTGATATGCCTGAGCCTCTGCGTTCTCCTTCCACGCCTGGGTATTAGCACGCAGTGCAGCGGTACCACCTTGAATCGTTCCGTTTTGGACATCAATCAAATCAGAGAGTTCCGGCATCAGTTGACACAGCAATGTCAGCGTATTCCGGTATTGCTCCTGTTCCTCGTTGGAGAGGCGGGTGTAGTCTCCCATCTCCTCCAGCTTGGTAATGTACTGATCCGCAATCTCAGCCGTTGCCGAAGTCTTAGCGGCGGTTGATTCAAAGGCGTCCCCCGCCTCATCCATCGCCTCGCGCATTCCACGCGAGGCTTCGGTCAGCTCTTTCACAGAGGGAACGGCATCGTTTGCAGCGGCTGTGGCGAGAGCTGCGATGACCGCAACTGCGCCGGCCACAGCAGCGGTCACGGCGAAGATCGGCCCCAGCGCAGCTGTAGAAACCGTTGCAAATGCTGCTGTTGCCGCATGCGCAATCTTAATGATGACGGTATAGCCGGCAAGGGCGGCAGCTACAAGACCGATGGAGCCTGCAAATGCTGTGACGGCATTGACCAGAGCCGGATTCTTCTGAACGAACTCGGTAAAGCTGTTGAGCGCCTTCGTTCCCATTTCATAGGATTTTCCAAGCGCCGGGGTATAGGCATCTCCGATTGCTACCTTGAGGTTGTTGTAGGCGTTCTGCATCATGGTCAACCGGCTCTGCGCGGTGGCGTAGCGCTTGTTGGCCTCGTTGGTGAGGGCGGTATTCTGCTGCCAAGCAGTATTTGCAGTGTTCACTGCGCCAGTCATCTGGTCTGCGGCAAGACCCAGGGCTTTGAGCATATTGCTCTGCCGGATGCCGGTCAGACCCAGGTCTTCCAGCACGAGGACGGTGCTCTCGCCCTGCTCGTCCAGCTTGCCGAGCCCGCCGATGAAGGAAGTCAGGGCGCTCATGGCGTCGGTCTTCCACGCAGAAGAAAATTCTTCGGAGGACATACCCGCGATACGGGCGAACTCCGCGAGGTCGTCCCCGCCCTTTGCGACGGCCTTTTCAATGGCGTTGAGCGTCTGGGTCATGGCGGTACCGCCTGCCTCGGCTTCGATGCCGACAGAGGACATCGCCGCCGCCAGAGCCATGATCTCCGGCTCGGTCAGTCCGGCCAGCTTACCCGCCGACGCCAGGCGCGTACCCATCGCCACGATCTCGGATTCCGTCGTGGCGAAGTTGTTGCCAAGGTCAACGATGACAGAGCCGAGCCGTCCGTAATTGTCCGTTGCCATGCCGGTAATGTTGGCGAAGCGCGCAAGGGCGGTTGCTGCCTCGTCAGCCGTCATGTTGGTGGCAGTGCCGAGCATGGTCATGATCTCGGTGAAGTCCAGCAGGGCGTCCTTTTGGATGCCGAGCTGTCCCGCGGCTTCGGCGACCGCCGCGATCTCCTCTGTGGTGGCGGGGATCTCCGTGGATAGTGCCTTGATGGAGTCCGACATCGTTGCCAACTCCGAATCCGTAAGATCAGTGGTCTTGGCAACCCCGGTGATGGCACTCTCAAAGTCCATGGATGCCTGAGAACAATCAGAAAAGTATTCATAGATTTCCTTCAGCGCAGCAGCGACGCCAGCGGCCACGATGGCCTCATGAACCGCATTGAATGCGGTCTCTGCTCTTACGCCGAAGGTATTTGCTTTTTCTGCGGCAGCCTCTTCCTTTTTCCTGAGAGCGTCGATTTCTCCGGCAAGCTGTTCAGAGCTGTGAGCGAGCTCATCGGTGTTGATGCCCGCCTCCTCTAACGCACTGCTCATTCCGTTCAGCTTTGCCGTCTGCTTCTCCAGCGAAGCGGAGGTCTTGTCGATCTGAAGCTGCTTTGCCAGCAGCTTGTTCTTCATGTCGGCGGATTCGTTGCCGGTCTCCTCCATCTCCCGCTGGATATTGTCATATTGCTGCCGCAGCATTTCCAGCCGCTTCCGTGTCGCTTCCACGGCTGCCTGCTGCTTTTGGAATGCGGAAATATCCGCCTGCATTTTAGAGAGTTCTTGGATTTCCTTCTGCATGGATTCAAGCTCTTGCACAGCCTGCTTAAATGCCTTGCTATAGCTTCCGCCCAGTTTGGCGTTTAGCTGGAACATCATAGTATACTCTTTGAAAGCGCTCATTTGTCAGCCCTTCTTTCTGCCTAAGGATCAGCGCCTTTTATCGTTTAGATACCGGCGCTGAGAAGGAAAGATCTCGCCCTGTTACGAATCCTTCGAAAATCACGCAGCGGCATCGCCGTGAACGCATCTACACCGAGCCTTTCTTTGCAGGCTCGGGCAGCCAGACGGATCTGATACTCGCCGGACATTTCGGCTACCACGACCGGCTTGCCCAGCGCCTGAAGCTCATTCTCGATGGCGATATCATCATCGCCGGACAGCTTGCTGAAATCAAAGGTCAGCGTGTCGTAGGTGCGCCCCTCAAAGGTGAAAGGCGTATCGAAGGTGTGGGTGTAACCTGACAGCTTACCGGCTACCGCTTCCTGCTGAATGGCCTCCAGCGCATTCAACTCCGTATCGCTCAAAACGACCTTGTTCTTGATCTTGTCCATTTGTGCACCTCATCTTTCCGGCGGATAACCGCCAATTTATTCGCAAACGCCCTTTTCACAGCGATTTGCAGCAAAAATGTCAGTAGATTTTTTCATGATTGCGTAACGAAATGCAAAAAATTTTGCGCTGTAACTACGCTTTTTTCGGGGTCGGCGAGCCCGCGGCGTGTGGGGCGGGGGTCGTCACAGTACCTTTTGCCGTCGTCGCCTGTTGCAACGCATTTCCCCGCCCTCAGCGCGACGATGCCGAGAGGGGGAGGGAGCGACACCACCTGTCGAGAGTGCGCCGCTCTCACGCGCCATCTGCGCCTTGAAGGGCTTACAGGGGACCGTTCCCGCTCCCGCCCGGCGTAGAGGTGAAGTGTCCCTTGTCCGGATGTACCCCCACTTGATAGCGAGCCAGTTCGATATTGACGACGGGCGCAGATTCTTCCTTTTTTGGACTCGATGTTTCCGGCTGTGCGTTATAATGCTCACGCACTCGCTCAAAGGCACGCACCTCTCCGCCCTTGCAGCTGAACTGCCCAATATTGGCGTACCAATGGGTGTATTCCGATTTCTCCTCGAGTTTGTCCCATACCTTGGCTTGTTCTTCGGTTGCAAGATGGATCTCGTCCAGCGCCTTTTCATATGCGGAATTTGCCTTTGCCAGATCCGAGTAAGCATCGCAGGCAGCTTGATAGAGTTCCTCGCTGCCGCGTACATGTGCCGCCCGCAGCATCTTGATTTGCGTGGAAATGGCAGCTTTGCGCGCTTCGATTTTCGCCAGCTTGTCCTGCTCCTGTGCGAAGGTGTCGGCATCACCGGTCCCAGCCGCATCTACCACCGCCGCCTGCATCCCGCGGATTTGAGTGTCCAGTTCTGTCATCTGCTTTTCGAGTGCAGCGACCTTATCCCGGATTCCCTTCTCACGGAGCCGCACATCGGCAAAATAGAGATCGCACATATGCTGCGCCGTGGCGGTGACTTCCTTGTTTTGCTGAGCGAGCTCGATGAGCAGATCCGTGACGGCATCGCTGCTCATCTGTGCCTGGGTCAAAATTTCTGTGATGTTCATAAAGGTGTCCTCCTCAAAAAGCGGCTTTGCCGCAGATTTTGTGTTATTTCGCTATTTTCGCAGCGTTCATACCACGATACGCCGCAGCTCTTAATGCATTGCCCGATATGTACCGCAGCAGAGCCGCAGCAACATCCCAAGGCATACCTTCAAGGTAGTGGAGCATAGCACCGACTCTCCCCGCATCGTCCTCTATCAGCTTCAAGGTTTGGAGTGCTGTCTCCCTGTCCTGCTCGATAGCGGCTTTTTCACGCGTAATTTTCTGTTCCAGTTCAAAGATATTGCGCTCTAAGTTCTCTGAGAAACCGCTTTCTATGGCCACGCTGTAGGACTCCTTTAGGGAAAACAGCAGTTGCTCCGAATTGAACAGTTCTGTCTTCCTGATGAACAGGTTGGTCAACTCGCTTCTTGTCATCCTTTTTCACCCGCCTTTCCGTAGTGTGCTCTCATCCATTCTTCGACCAAACGCTCTCGCTGGAGTACGATTTCTTCTACAGCGCTTGTCCCTGTGGATTTGAACCTCCTGATACCGATCTGCAGGGTATAATTGGTGTTTTGCTCCAAGTATTCGTTGAGGCCGTTCTGAAACCGCGCTTTGTATAGCGCGGACAGAGCCGCCTGCTCCTGCTGCCCCACGTTGCTCTGCGTACACATGAGTTCCTTTGCAATTTCATCACGAGGCAATTCGTCGTAGTAGTGCGCACGGAGAATCATTTCCTGTTGGGACGGCAGTTCGTTCATTGCCTTGTCTAAGGTCCTCCGGAGTTGATGAAGATACAGCTCTCTCGTGGCTTGTTCCTCTACGCTTTCCCCGCCGTCCGGGATGGTATCAAACAGGCTGAAATCATCTTCGCCAACAGGAGCATCACCGGACACAGCATCTCGAATGCTGTCCAATCTCTGTGCTGCGGTGCGATATCCAGCCGCTTCTGCAAAAGAGGTCTTGATTGAAAGACTCAAAATCGTAAGAAATTTTCCCGCTTCCGGGTTGAAATACTTTACGGCCTCCAGAAAACCGAAGTATGCTTGATTTGTCAAATCAGTCTCTTCACCGCTACAAGGAAGTCCCTGCTGTCCTTTGTGGGAGATATACTCCCGTGCCTTCATGGCAATAAACTTTACGACTTGCTCCCAGAGCTGGGGAATCAGATATTCCTCTCCCTGCTGGATGCGGATAGCCAGTTCCTCATTCGACATCTACCCCTTGACACCTCCTCGCCGCCAAAATATAATGTTTTTGCAATGAGACTGCGGCGGGTCGGTGCGCTTACGGCCTGAAGGGAGTGCGGAAGTACAGCCGCACTCCTTCTTTTTTTGCAGCTCGGTCCATTTCCTGCATTCGGAGGAACTGTGCCCTTGCCAGCACCCGCAGCCACCGACTCTTGACCTTCCGGAGACTGCGGAGCGCGTTTTTCTGCCAACGAGGAGAGCTGTTCCAGTGATTCCGGAGCCAATTGATGATGAACAGCTCCCGTGTGTCAGCATCGTAGCAGATGACGCCGTGGCGGTGTTGCAACCGATCCAGAATATCCCTCACCTCATACCGCTCCATCCCTGTCTCGAACGCAATGGTCTTGATGCTGACCTCATAGCACCCGCAGAGATTGGTGCGGGGATTGGTCAGGCAGTACAGGTAGACATACCGCTCTT